AGCGATCAAGCGTTGCCATGTCCATGGGATTGCGTCCCACATACTGTGCAGATGCACCGTGACCGAGGGCGGCATGATCGAAAAGCATCCCAACTTTGTCGTGATCGCTTCGGCCAACACCTTCGGTCACGGTGCATCTGCACAGTATGTGGGACGCAATCCCATGGACATGGCAACGCTTGATCGCTTCTGCAACGTAACCATGGGTTACGACGAGTCGCTAGAGCGAGCCATCGCTGGCAACGATACTTGGGTGGACTATGTCCAAGCTGTTCGCCACGCCGTGGCACATCACAAGATGCGCTATGTGGTAAGCCCAAGGGCTTCGGTCAAGGGTGCCAAGCTGCTAGCGGCTGGCGTGTCACCGCAGCGTGTGGCGGCACAGACGATTTGGAACAAGGGCTTCAGTGAAACTGACAAGCAGAAAATCATGGATGAAATCGAAGTCGGTATCATCGCTAACGTGGAGGCAGCGTAATGAGCATAGCAACGTACAACGCAACATGGGACGAGTGCATGGCAGATATGCACCGTGATCCGAACGAGGCATGGGGCGATGAGCCATCATCGGTCAGCGGCACTCACGAGTTCACCGGATCTAATTCCTTTGAGGAATCACAGCAGCTTGCGATCAGCGGTTGGGCAGAGGGGCGCGATGCCATGGACGCCGACGTTGAGTTTGCCAAGGCAAAGGAGGCATCGTTTAAACGTCCTGAGTGGGAGTATGGCATGGCAGGTCAGCGCGTTTGTGTCCCCAGCTACGCTGCCGGAGCGCCAATGCACATGATGTTCATGGACGATGAGGACGCCAAGCCGCTACCGATTGTGCGAATCTACTGCGACATCGGCGCTGTGTGGTACACCAGCACTGAGGCGATGATCCGCAAGGGTGCCGCAGTGGTTGCACTGATCGACCAGATCGAACGGGCTGGGCAGCGTGTCGAATTGATTGCTACGCAGATAAGCAAGACGCATCGCCAGTATGATGAGCAGCACATCTTCATCACGGTCAAGCAACCCGACGAGCCGCTTGATCTTGATCGCATCAGCTTCGCTGTAGCACACCCCAGTATGCTACGCCGAGTGTGCTTCCGCATCATGGAGTTCACCTACGACAAGCCAGTATCTGGCTACGGCAGTGTCGAGGAGATGAAGGACATCCCAGAGGATGCCATGTACCTACCGCCCATGCTTGGCGACACAGGGTACGAGGACATGGACGCAGCGCTGGCCACGGTCAACGACGCATGGACTGAGAGCGCGGCCTACCAACAGGCCGCTTAGAAATAATGCTTGACAGGTGATGCTGTCTCGTATTACTACTGTAAACCATCGCAACAAAGGAGAGCCGCGATGACCTGAACCTAAGCCTTCCACCGTCAATCACCTCACATGAGTGGCGGGTCATGGGCATGGAGTCTGATGTGGGGTGCGCCTTGGGAAGTCCGACCAAGGGTAAGCGACAAGAGATGCGACCTCATGGGCCATATCAATAAGCCCCAGCAAAGCCTCGGCATTCTATTTAAACGCAACGAAGGAGTGTCAACTATGTTGATTTCAAAACGACAGCGCAGACAACTGATCGAAGATCAACCGAAAACGAAACAGCGTCGAATGAATAAGTGGATCATCAAGAATGATCTGAACATCGACCAGACATGGGAGGCCATGCTTGAGATGGATGACCGCACATTCGCGGCGTTCCGCAGGATGGTTGACGCTGTGACTTTAGAACGTGGAACCAAGGAGTAACTATGTTAATCGAAAAGCAATCGCTGTTCTCAGGCAAGACCCACATCATGGATCTGCCTGTCACCCAAGAGCAAATCGCTCGTTGGGAGGAGGGCGCATTCATACAGGATGTGATGCCCGAACTGTCCGAATCTGAGCGTGAGTTCCTGATCTCAGGAATGACCGACGAGGAGTGGACTGAGTGCTGGGGAGAGGAGGAGTAACCTCCTTTCTCTAATCTGTTTAAACGCAACAAAGGAACAACCATGACCAAGCCTAACGCAGCAATCGCACACTTCCTGATCGGACTCGACGGGAAGGACGCCAACACGGAGAGCCGCGAGGGTAGCCTGTATCTACACGGCAACCTGATCGCTCAACGTGATGATGACAAGTCGGAGATCTGGATCTCTAACGCCGGATGGAAAACTCAACTAACGCAACGGCGTTTAAACGAACTGCTCAACAAGATGCGAGTCGCAGCGAAGATCGCAACTCGTGACGGGCAGCAGTACATAGATCATGTGGTCGATGGCAAGCTCAAGTCCACGCTACTCGTTGGCTTCAACGAGGTTGCTCAGACCGCACTACGTCAACGATGGGGGCATTGATGAGCAATCTTAGACTCGCATTAACGACGGGCATCCTGTCAGTTATCGGCGCAATCAACCTGTGGGTGGGGCTGTATCTGTGGGATACGGCACCCGACTACCTCATCAAACTGTGGGGTGGTGCGTGGCTGGTGCTGTTCGTCTGCGTGACGTTCACAACGAGCGCTTGCACCGTGGTGTTATTGGCATCCGCCAAAACTAAGGTTGACAAATGATTCTCAATAGGTTACTATAGTAAACCATCGCAACAAGGGAGACTCCAATGTATTGGATAAGCAAGAAAAAACATTCGCTTCGCATAGCCATCGGCAAGAAGCGTCTTCGTGACTTCAAGCCAGAGGAAGGGTGCGAGTATCACGTTCGCACCAGCAGGAAGTCGCCAGACTTTTGTGATTTTGTGCCTGTTTACGTCGGCACGAACGGCAAGCTGGTTAAGACTGATACATTCTCGTCGGGCTGGTTCTAAGGAGGTTACATGAGCGAGATATACACAGACAAAGACTTTGTCTTTGAGATAGTGCCAACGCCACGGCAAAGCGACATGAAAATCTTTGCCATAGTCAAGGACGCTGCGCCCCATGATTGGACAGATGAGCAGGTAATGGACAACGTCAAGGCTATGCAACGTGAGTACGACGAAACGACAACCTACCTGTCGCCTATGTTCCAAGTCCTGCGCCGTGTCCTCTCGGACGAGCAGCATGGGTTTGGCGACAACGCGCCAACCTACCTGTCAATCAAGCGCAATGACCGTGAGCCATTGAATAATTGGCGAGCCAAACAGCACATCAAGAACGCAGTGCTAGGCGATCACTGGGAGGCGGTGGAACTGTATCCGCAAGAGGATCGGCTGGTTGATACGAGCAATCAGTATCACCTGTTTGCATGGGAGGCTGTGTTTCCCATATACCTGTTCAACACTCGTGAGGTGTGGAGCAAAAAAGAATCCGAGGATCGCAACAAGCGACTCGGCATGACAACAAAGCAACAATAATGTTTAAACGCAACAAGGAGAACCCGAAAATGCGTAATCACTACGGCCATACGCCACAAGAGCAAGCCCGATCAGAGATCTTGGATTTGCTTGAGGCGCTAGCAAAAGCAGATGGAGATCGCAACCCTCATGTTGAGACTCCATCTTTCAACACTGCGAAGCGTAAGCACTTCGCTCGACTTTATTACAAGCTGGCAAACCAGTGGGACTTTGAACCCGCTGGAACAGCGTTAGAAGTTTAAGGGGTAAGGCATGATCGAACACTACCAACCACGCATCGACGAGATCCAAGAGAACCTAGCGCGTGATGACCTTAGCAAGCGCGAGAAGATCCTGTGGGTTTTCAAGATCAGTAAACTCAGCGACAAGATCCTATCGGATTTTGATAAGCAATTTGGCTATGACCTACGGTGGCCACGAGTCAAGGCACAAGTGGAATGGCTGGACAACTGGGAGCGAGCAGAGATGAGACTCCTTTTAGAAGAGGAGGGCGCAGCATGACACCTAGCTGGATATTCGACAGGCTTGAGCAAGGACTTCCCTTGGATGTGTACCAATATCTTGAGTGCTATCACGCCGACTTGCGCTACCAGTACGACGCTGGTGGCAGGAACTATGTGAACGACTGCTCTAGCGGTACGCCTTACTTCGACAGCGAGGACGAGGCCAAGACATACATCGACAATCTGGCTGCTGTGATACAGCAAGGCAGAGCAGCCGCATGATCTTCAAGCGCAACAGGATGTTGTGGATTGAGGTTGAGCCAGCGAACGAAGACGATGTCATCGACCTATCGAAGATGTCCGAGCTTGTTGAGTCAGCCTTGAGAGATGAAGGTGTTACGAAAAGTAAACTCACCAAGGTGGTGATTGAAGTTTCATATGAGAAGGAGACAGGCAATGGTCACGATAGACCTAAGCGAACAAGACGGTAACGCATTCGCGTTGATGGGTCACGCCAAAAACTTTGCAAGGCAAATGGGATTGGATGGCGATGAGATCGTTTACGAGATGCGGCAAGGCGACTACGAGGATTTAGTCGATGTGTTTAAACGATACTTCGACGGGGTCGTGGAGGTCATTGATCACGAGGAGGATGAATGGGAGTAAACGAGAAAGGGCTACATCAGATACGCTATGTGCTGATCCGCTACAGCCAGTACGGGTCAGCCTATGAGGTGTTCGATAAGCATGACATAGGACTGCGTAAATTCGCAGAGGAGGCCGAGAGTGAGATGCGAGCAGGGCGTGTCCCATCAATCACACTCAAGGCGCATGAAACGAAGTCGGGCCAAGAGGAACGACATTCGTTATCGAAAGATGGGTTTGATAACTAGCAACAAGGAGATGTGCATGAATATGCAGAGACAGAAGAAGATTGTCGATGAGACGATGGAGATTTGCAGAGGGTTTATCCGCAAGACAGAGCAGCAAAGCATGGATGTGTTTAAACATGCTGATTCTCATGGTGAACTCGATGCGATGTTTGCTCGCATGGTGATGATCGTTCACGATCAGTTGATGGAGATAGATCTCTCGGAATCATACAGTTCGGTGAAGAACAATATGCTGCTGCAATGCCTACACGTTATCCGCAGGGCGCACGCCAGAGCGCTGGAGGGCTTGATCGAACATGAACGTATGCTTGCAGCGAAGGAGTCGTTGACCAGTGCGAAGCATTAACCGGCACGTTGCGGCAAGGGGCGCGGCCATGATCCTAGCGGTCATGGCTTTCCTCTGTATCAGCGAGCAGGATTTCGTAGAGCAATGCACAAGCGATCCAGTTTGTGCGTCCAAACATATTCGTAAGTAGGTAACACATGAAGATTTCAGAACTAAGAACACTCGCCAGCGATATGGGTGAGAAGAAGATCGTGGGCATGATTAAGAAAGAAGTGACCAAGGCTCGCAAGGATGATGGCATGGTAGCCATCTGTGACATGGTGGATGGGCTGCTTGCAGCCATAGATGAGAAGAAGAAGGAGAGTGCCAGTGAGTAATGTTTACAACATGAGCGGTGAGAGGGTTGATGTGGGCGAGGATGTAGACTTGGATCGTACTGTACGCATCCAACTACAGTCGCCATCACACAACATCTTAGGCGATGTTCAGAACTTTGCCATGACTGCCAACGCCGAGGAACAACTGCTTGATGCGATGACTCCAGAGCGTTTAAACGAATGGGTTGAGTCAACGCTCCGACGATTCAACGGCATGGATTGGGGTGTCATCTGTGATGAGGACAAAGAAACAAACCTAGTCAGCGCCAAGCGTGGTGGCATGGTGATGGGTCAGTACCCATACAACGACGCAAAAGATCTGGTGTGGCTGATCTTGGATGCGGGGCATGAGACTCTCACAGTCCTTATGCCAGAGGACTACTGATGTCTGGCGCACCGTGGATAGCCGCCGCGCTTCACCTACGACGCAACGGGAGTACGCTCAAGCAGATTGCGGAAGAGATCAGCGTACCTCTTAGCACCATGAGGCCGTATCTTTTGAGCGCGTTGACAGAGGATGAGTACCTGTCTCTAAAGAAACCGACACGCAACTCTGAACGGGCTGACCGCATAAGGTCGGCCATACGGGAGGGCGAGCGCAGCATGGCAAGCATCGCAGAAGACGAAGGCGTTAGCCGTCAGTATGTTTACTCGGTCAAGTGGAAACTTGAAGGCGCTGTGGATAAAGCGATCAAGGATCTAGGTGACAAGGATTATGTCGATGACAAGGTCGGCATCCTTCAATCCCAAGACGAGAGGAACAAAGCCATTGAGGAGATCGAAAGAATGCTTGACGTTTAAACGCTACTCCAATTGCCGCAGGTGTCTACGCACCACATTGTAGACACTTGACGGCGCAATCTTCACTGCTCGCGCAATCTCTGCCTGAGTCACGCCATCACGATAAAGCCTAGCTACCCTCTCAACTTCCGCTTCCGTCAAAGGCTGGCGCTTTTCGTAAACCTTTGGTTTTTCAAACCGCTTATGCACATCATCCTGTGCGCGTATCGCTCTCAAAAACTTTGCGCTCATCCCGATAACCCCACTGTTGGTGTCCGATAACTACCGTCAACGTAGTTGTATTTGAGATCAACTGTCCCCACCCTGCCGCTCTGCTTGAATCTTATCTTCTTCACATGCACTCGGATGTCATCCGATCCCTCCGTGAAATCCCTTTCCACAATCAAAATATTGTCTGCCTTGTTATAAAAGTTTGCTGATCCCGCTATATCGTATGGCTCTGGGACAGGGAACGTCCCGTCCTGATTCCTTCTCAGCTTCGCTGGATGGGCAACTAGAAATATCGCGCACTCGTTTGCTGCTGCCCAACGCTTGAGTGAGGCTAGCATCTGCGATACATACTCGGTTTCCGTCCACCCGCTGGGGCGACGGTGTTCAAACTCGTTGTACGGATCAAGGATCAGACCGCGCACGTTTGGGTAACGCTGCACACACGCGGTTGCATTCTCCAGACACCACTCCACAGTGGGCGCTTCGTCTTCGGATCTGATCCAGTAGTAGTGCTTGCCGATGAAACTAACCGCCTCCGACCACTCGTTGTGGTTCATCTTCTCCCCGCTACGCACATCCCACGCTGGCTTGCCGACATACTTAGCCGCCAACTTATTAATGTGTTCGTCAACTGGGTTCTCAAAGGAACAAACCGCGAACCTCCAATCCTCCATTGCCGCAAGGTTTAAACAGATTTGATCTAGGAATTCTGACTTACCAACTCCCGGCGCTCCACTGATAATGTTTAGCTCGCCAGCCCTCACCCTATAGTTGAGATCCAGCGCATTGATGCCTGTGCTGACACCAGTTTTCACATCACCGTTCAGCAATGCGAAAGCATCATTCACATATGAGCGTGTCTCATGCAAAGCTTTTAATGGCCATGCTTCTGCGCCATCCACAAACTCCTTGAACTTCTCCGCGCCGTAGCCAACGAGCATATCGTTAGGATCTTTGCAGCCCTCTGGCCAATCAACCCGCCAACATCTATGCCTACCCAACCTACGCGCAAGCTCATTGCGCATTGCGATACCAACGGAATCCCCATCCGTGAGCAAAACAATCCTCTTGAACTGCTTCAACTCCTCTTCCAGATCCTCCACCCACAACAGCTTCTTGTCGCTCGCACCATCAGGTACGCTGATGACGTTGCTGTACCCCGCCTCCATGCATGTTAATGCATCCACCTCACCTTCGGTGATAATCAACTGATCGTTGCTTGGCTCAATCAGGTTCCATAAATAGGGGAGCCTAGCTCCATTCTTGATCTGGCTGAACTCCTTTTGATTGCTTCGGAACTTGACGTTGATGATCTTGCCGCCGCAATCCCTATGCACAAACGCAATAGCTCGCTTGCTCTCTCCGTTCATGTACGCGCTACCTGTCTCTACTCCAGCCATCTCGACAACCTTGCGGGAGATACCTCGGTCACTGAACCATTTGATCACACCCTCGCTTGGCTTTTCCAAATCAGGTATGACCGGCGGCTCCTTTGGCTTGACCACTTCAGGCCGCTTGCTCCGTTTAAACGGGCTACTATTCATGCTGTTCCTCCAAACATTTCCTGTCCAATCGCAGTGATGGCAACGCCATTGCGCCCCTTCACCGTCAATAGAAATTGACAGACAATGCTCATGTTTATTTTTTGTACGGGTGCTACTGCACTTGGGGCAAAGTATTTTTGATTGCCCCTCAGACAGCGCATTGATGGCGAAGCCTTCGCTTGCCAGAGAATCCCAGAAGTCCACGGCTAGGGAGCCGTCTTGAATCTAACGCGACCATCGGGAGTTATCTTTCTCCCGACAGGGTCAGTCCTGTTCTCCAGTGCAGCCTTGGCATCTTGCTTGGCAAGGTAGGCTGATGTGCTAAGGAACCAGCGTTGCTGGGTCTTGATCTCTGCGTCGTATGTGAGCCAATCGTCACGCGATTGCAGAACTGCATCTAGGTTTGGAATGTTTTTGTAGCTGCTTACCCACCGATCATAGTCGGCTGGTTTCAGCTTGATAGTATTGCCGTTGAATTTATATTCCGTCGAACTCGCCATTTCTAATTTGCTCCTTTGTTGCGATTTGGAACTGTCTCATTTCGTAATGATTCACAGGCTCCATGTCCTGCTTATCTCCCCTGTCTTTCCTGCCGCCCCATTGAATTGAATCCGGTTTGGCATCCACCATACTCAAGTAGCCCACGGTTCCGCATGACCACTCCACAATTAAAAATACATCTAATCCGGTTGCACTTGCAAGAGCTTTCGCGCTTGCCACCTTGTGGCTGCTAATCATATACGTTGGGAACGTACCGAAAGGATGCGTTCTTGTTTTGATTTCACCGAACCCCTCAACCTCTCCTGCATCGTTAAT